CACAAAGGTAAACACATCCACCGTTGATGTACCTGAGAATGAGGCAAAGGTTGTAACTAGACCTACCTTAGATGACTTTCTTCCTGAGGATACCTTTTTGCCTGACATAAATAAGGTATCCAGTGAAACAATTTCCTTAGCAGATTCAGGTGAAGACTTCGAGCTGCTCAACTACTCTGATGGTAATTATTGGGAAACCAGCTATAACACCACAGAACAATTCCTTAGATTGGGGTAAGATATGAAAGAATTTGAAGACCAAAACATAAAAATGACAGGCGTTCTAGAGCTTATCCTCAAGGATGAGTTTGGTAACGTTAAAGAGCAGCGCGCTCAAAACCTAGTTGTTACTGTTGGTAAGAACTACATCGCGTCTCGCATGGCGGGTAACGGTACGGCCGTTATGAGTCATATGGCAGTTGGTTCTGGAGCAGTTGCGCCCAACGCAGCAAACACGGCTCTAGGTACTGAACTTGACCGTGTTGCCCTTGCTGTAGCAGGAGGAACACCGGCTGGTAACGTAGTGACCTACACATCCACCTTTAACCCAGGCGTAGGCACAGGTGCAGTTACTGAAGCTGGTATTTTCAACAACGCTTCAGCTGGCACTATGCTTTGCCGCACAACTTTTGCTGTCATCAACAAAGCAGCAGCAGACACCCTGACCATCAACTGGAACGTGACTGTAAACTAAAATGGCAATTTCCATACGTCGGGAGTTTGGTGGCGACCTAGCCAAACTCTTTCTTGATGACCTGCAATTCCAGAGATCCAAATACTACTACTTCCTAGGTGGTACTCAACCATGGACAGGAGTTGGTGGCGAAGGATCTTTGGATCAACCACCAGCTATTGAAGCTGATGTATCGGCTGAGGCAGACAGACGTATAAGATCCGAGATTCTTTTTGCGAAACAGATTTCGCCGAACGACATCTCTTTTGCCGTTAGAAGAATTGTCTGGACAGAGAACACTGTCTATGACAAGTGGGACAATACTCTCGATATGACAGATAAGAACTTCTATGTCATATCCTCTGACAACCATGTTTACAAGTGTCTTGACAACGGTAGCTTGTTTGGTGAAACACCAAACGCTTCCTTCGAAGAACCAAACATTGTGAGTCTCTATCCTTTCACCACCATAGATGGTTATGTTTGGAAGTATCTCTATACCGTAACTCCATATTTTAGGTCTAGGTTTAGCTCTCCTGAATTCATGCCAGTTAAGAGAGCAATCAGCGAAACATTCTACAACAATGGCTCCATTGACTCCGTGGCGGTTGTTAATGAAGGATCTGGTTACTTGGATGCTCAGCTTACCTTCATCAACGTATCTGGACCTACAACGGGCTCTGGCGCTGTAGCTACTCTAATCACCAACGTGGTTGGTACAATAACCGGAGCTACTATTGTCAACCCTGGATCTGGTTACACCAATGGTGTTAGGGTTGCTGTTGATTCCCTGACAGGCGCCGGTGCTATACTGTCTGCTGTGACCAACGTGGCGGGTGAGATTACGGGCATCACTATTCAAGACGGTGGTATTGGTTATGATAACTCAGACACCGTGAACTTTGTATTGGGTGGAGCCATTGTTATACCTGTCATTTCTAGGATAGATGGTTCTATTCTCGAAGCGAGAATCATAGACCCAGGCGTGGGGTATTCTGCGAACCCCACTCTCGAAGTAGTTACGTCAACTGGTCAGGGTGCGGGAGCTTATGGTAACCCAACGGCTCTTCTGCAGGGCATTGCGTTTGGTGGTGAGCTCAAATTTGCCAACATCATAGACCCTGGTATTGGATATCCAGTAGATACTGATACAACCATAACTGTTCAGGGTGATGGAACAGGTGCTCAATTTAGTCCCCTAATATACGAAGAAAAGATCATCGACGTTATCGTTGAAAACCCGGGGTCTGGTTACACCAACAGCATTTTGACGGTAAACTCTACCTTTGGCTCTGGAGCAATTCTCAGGGGGGTTATCACTCCCTCTGACTTTGAAAGCAGACAAGCTGTTGTTGAGCAAACTGCTATACCTGGCGCAATCTATGCCGTGGAAGTTACAAATGGTGGGTCTGGGTATTCCGCTAGCACAACCGTAGAGGTTAGAGGTAACGGCACTGGGGCTAGAGTGTCTCCTGTGATTGTCTTTGGGCAGATTAAGAGAATCAACGTCATAGACTTTGGTAGGGACTATACTAGCGCAGAAATCGTTATCATTGACCCTACTAGACCAGACGAAGAGATACTTGAGGAAAGTAGAGCCAGGGCATATCCCATACTTCCCCCAGTGGGTGGGCACGGTAAGGACGCTCCATCTGAGCTTCTATGTACCACTGTAGTAATAAACACTCCCCTAAGAGGCGACATCAGTGCCCAGCAGGTTGTTCAGGACTATAGACTTTTTGGTATCATCAAGAACCCAACGAACATTTTCACTGGTTCAAGATACAACTCCCTTAGCTCCTTGCTGACATATACCATGAGAGCTCAGGATACTACGTTCCTATCCAAGGACCAAATATTTGTCTTTGAGAACAACAAATATAGAGTGGTTGACTTTACGATTGATACTGTATCCCTGCTTCCCTTGGATAGAGATACAGTCATACCTCTAGGTATCCTGACTAGGATAGACAACTCTTCTATACAGATGATAACCACAGAAGCCAGAACTTCTTTTGACATGGATAAATACTCAGGCAGGTTGTTGTATGTTTCGTCTGACCCGCCGTTTGAGTTCAACGAAGAACAGAGCATAACAATAAAGACCTTCATAACATTCTGATTAGGTAAACAAGAATGGCTTCACAATTCCCATTTGACCCATACTACGATGATTTTAACGAAGATAACAACTTCCACAAAATCCTCTTCAAGCCAACTCTGCCAGTACAAGCAAGGGAACTAACCCAGCTTCAATCCATACTGCAGGACCAAATCAAGAAGTTTGGCGATCATGTCTTTAAGCATGGGTCTGTTGTAATCCCAGGTAACAGCTTTGCAGACCTTGCTTCCTCATATGTCAAACTGCAACCTACCACGCAAAACCTAGAAGAAGTTGAAGGTTCTATTGTTTTGGGCACTCTTACGGGCATCAGAGCCATAGTAAGAAAGATTGCAGCTCAAACTACTACTGATCCCCTCACTTTTTACCTAAGCTACCTTAGAGGCGGTAACAATGGTGAAAGAGAATTTCAGCCAGATGAAGTTCTTCAGGTAGAAGGTACTAACATTCTTCTTACGGTACAGACTACTGACCCAACAGGCACTGGTTCCATGGCGTTCGTGAACCGTGGGGTGTTCTACTGCCGAGGTACTTTTGTTACTGTTCTACCCCAGTCTGTTATAATCGACAAGTATGACAGTTCCCCATCAGCTAGAGTTGTTTTTAGGATTCAGGAAGACATTATCACGGCAGATGAGGATTTGACTCTCCTTGATCCAGCTCAGGGCAGCTTCAACTTTGCCGCTCCTGGCGCAGACAGACATAGAATTCAACTCATTCTCGAATCTCTACCGCTCTCAGAAGAGCTGACTGATGATTACATTGAGATCATGAGATACAATGAGGGCAACCTAGAAGAACACTCCAGGTACCCCAAGTACAACGAGCTAGAAAAGAGCATAGCCAGAAGAACTTTCGATGAGTCTGGCAACTATGTGGTAAACGGACTCGAGATTGACATTAAGGAACACCTTAAACTTGACCTAAACAACGGGGTGTTTCCAGCACCTGTAGGAAACAGAGACAAGTTTGTCGCTAGGGTTTCAGAAGGTAAGGCTTACATTCAGGGTTTTGAAGTTGAGAAGCCAGGTTTTACTGATCTCATACTCGATAAGGGTAGAGTAGCAAACCACATCAAGACAAGAAGTAACGTTTCCCTTCAGCCTAAGTATGGTCAATACTTGTTTGTATCAAACCTTCTTGGCTTCCCTTCAATCGCAAGGCAAACAGAAGTTACACTCTGGAACGATGCCAACCCAGCGAACGGTGCTGCCACTCAAGTAGGATCCGCTAGGGTAATCGCCATTGACTACCAAGAGGGGGACCCAGCTTCCCAGGCTGCTGTTTACCAACTATTCTTCTCCAACCTAACACTCAACCCCGGCGCTTCTTTAGAGGACGTTGGTGGAGTTAGATTCTCTGGAGGAAGTATGAGAGTCCTTCAGAGACTGACTGTCCCTGGGACTGTGGTTGACTTTCAAGTTGGCGAAACTGTAAACTTCAATAGCAACGTTAGGAGAGCCATCGTTCATAGATGGACTAGAAGCACTTCTACTCTGTTTGTCTACAAGGGTACGCATACCCTCGCAACTCCTAGGCTAGGTGATACTATCATTGGCGCAACAAGCAACGCCAATGGAACAATCACCGATAAGGTATTCTCCGTAACTAACGAAGATAGCGCTTCTATCATTAGACTTCCTGTGGACTCTACCAGAAGAGTTAGAAACGCCCTAAACATCCCAGACATTACATACAAGTCATATAGGGAACTTGTTGTTGCTACTAACGGTTCTGGTAATGGTTCCGTTACTGTGTCTGGTCAAACCATCGATCCTATCGAAGCTGGTAATATCCTCATCGTTGGGGCGTCTGGTGTTGTTTCTCCTTCCGTGGCGTCCCTGAACCCCGCAGGAACAGAATTAACAATCACTGGTGGTCCAGTGTCCACTACTCTTACGGTGATTTGTTCTGTCACAAAGCAAGGGTTGGCAGGAAAGAACAAAACTCTAGTTAGGACCACGTTGAACGTTGGTAGTCCAACCACTACCATATCGCTCGGCAAGGCAGACATCTTCAGACTTGTTTCTGTTATCGACGGCACGGGCGATATTACTTCAAGATATCGTTTGGATAACGGCCAGAGAGATTACGCATACCTTCTTGGTTCCATCACTAACGCAGGTGCTGCACCTGCAGGCGCAGTATCCATAACGTTTGACTACTTTGAGCACGACATATCCGGGGACTACTTCTCCGCGGATTCGTATGAAGGAACTCTAGGCGTTGATTATCTGACTCAAATACCCACATATCGTTCAAGGTCTTCTGGTGTCGAATATGATCTGAAGAACTGCCTGGACTTCCGTCCTAGGATTGGCGACACAGGTTCGTTCTCTGTAGCTACTGCCAGGACTATAGACTTGGTACAGTTCAACTCGAGAATCGTGACTTCACTTCAGTACTTTGTCCCAAGAATAGACTCTGTCTTTGTGGCAAAGGACGGAAGAATCGGCGTCGTTACTGGCGAGCCAGCGGATACGCCAAGAGTACCTGTTGTTCCAGAGACAACCATGCCTCTGGCTACTATAAGGGTTGAGGCATACACAGAAACTCTTAACGATATCAGCGTTACCAAAGCAAAGAACCGCGTCTACACTATGTCAGACGTTGGTAAAATTGAGGACCGACTCTTCAATCTTGAGCAGTTTAGTTTGTTGTCCCAAACAGAAAACAATCTAGTAAACTTTGAGATTGTTGATTCTGCGACAGGACTGACCCGCTTCAAGAGTGGATACCTTGTTGACACTTTCCTCAATCCAGACCAAGTCAGTGACATCTACAGCGAAGAGTTCACCGTAACCTATGCTGACGGTAAGATCATTCCTAGGACAGACGTTGCCCAATCCACTATGGTCAGGACGGCGTCTTCAAACAACTTCAGAATCACTGGAGACATAGCTACTCTACCCTACACCGAAGTGGTTTTTGCTGAACAACCCCTGTCAAGCAGAGTTACGAACGTAAACCCATTCGCGGTATATGTTTGGTCCGGTGATATGAATCTCACGCCTAGTTTCGATAACTGGGTTGAAGTTGAGTACCTACCAAGAGTGTTCAACACAACCAACGAATCAGTTTCGGCTACTGTGCGTCGCCCATGGAACTGGGCGCCTCCAGCCGGTTCAAACGCCCAGTTCATTGCTCCTCCAAGACCTATTGCCAGGATCAATGACGTTTGGGATGGCGGTACTGGTGGTCCTGGAGGCGATTCCGGTGACGGGGGAGGCGGCGGCGGCGGTGGCGGAGGCAAGATCATCTGCACAGAACTCTTTGCCAAAGGCCTGATGGATCTAACTACGTTTGAAGCTGACCAGGCATTTGGTGCTTTATTAGCAGAAAAAGAACCCCTAGTAATGAAGGGCTACCATGCTTGGGCCGAGATAGTAGTTGACTGGATGAGGGGCGAAGGTCCTGATATGTTCTTCTGGATTAAAGATGCAGAGGAAAAGAAAGCCAGAACTAAGAACTGGGCAACTAGCTGGGCCTATGAGATTGCCACCCCATGGGCAGAGCATATGGCTTACGTTATGGGTAAGAGAGACATTGACAACAAGATTGGCGCCAAACTTATGAAGATAGGTAAGTTTGTTTCCTCTGTGGTTGGTCGCTTCGCAAAGGCTAAGATTAAAGCCAAAGCAGGAAGACTTGCTGGTCTTGGTTGCATTGTGGTATTCACGGGGCTTTACTTGTTGATTAGAGTTATGAAGTCATTCCAAGACACAGGCATAAATACCCAAAACGGAGATAAGAATGTCTGAAGGTACCTACATAGTCACAAACCAAAGCACCAGACAGATTAGTAGAACTGATCTGGTGGGTGTTTCGTCTATAGCCTTTATGAGGGCTATAGACATATCTGTAACAGTGACGAATGCCAGACCGTCAACAAGGCTCTATGCTTTCTTTGATGGTAGATCTATTGCTCAGTTTGTCACACCCCAGGGAGGGGTTAAGGGCGGACCAATCATTACAAACGCCCAAGGCGAGGCTAGGTTTGTTTTCCATTGCCCACCCGCAACATTCAACACAGGTATTAGAAACCTAAAGGTTCAGGACACACCATCTTTCCAACTTACAGGGACTATACCTGGAAGCACAACCTCCGGGGCAGATGCAGACTTTGAAACTGAGGGTATTAAGAGAACTTTCCAAGAAACTCTTACTACCATCAACACAACAACAATAACAACAAACATCCTAAACACCAGACCACCCCCACCTGGTGACCCCCTGGCGCAATCATTCTTCACCTTTGGTGTTACTGGTGGTTGCTTCATTACCAAGATCGATATCTGGTTCCAAAGTAAGGACAATGCAGTGCCTGTCACTCTGGACATTAGAGAACTTCAAACAGGTTTGCCTGCTAGAACTCTAGTGAATAGGTATGCAAAAGCTACTCTAAATCCTTCCCAGGTTAACGTGTCAAACAATGCATCTGTTCCAACATCCTTTGTGTTTGATACGCCAGTGTATCTTGAACAAGACAAGGATTACTGCTTTGTTCTGGCAGCAAACTCAAATAGCTACCAAGTTTGGACTTCAAAGCTAGGCGAAGTTTCTAGGGAAACGGGTCAGACCATATTTGAACAGCCATTCATCGGTTCCTTGTTCAAATCAGAGAACAACGTAACTTGGACGGCTGAGCAAACAGAGGATATCAAGTTTAGAATCTGGAAAGCAAGGTTTGACACTAATGTGGTTGGTAACCTAAACTATTCCGTAAACTCATCTGACATTCTAGTTCTCGGTGATCAATTCTCCGTCGAAAGTGGTTCCACAAACGTAACGGTTACTTTCAACCACCAGCACCAACTAGAAGTAGGCTCTGTGTTGAAACTGGGTTCTTTCCCGGGTAAAACTTACAGGGGTATCCCAGCAGCCAGTCTTGATGGTGAGTTCACAGTCACCTCTGTTCTAAGCCCATATACTCTTACGTTCTCGGCATTGTCTCCTGCGACTTCTACAGGTACTTTGGCTTCGACAAATACGGTAATGAGTATTGAAGTCGACAACGGAGGTTTTGGTTATACATCTGCGCCTACAATCGTTATCTCTGGCGGCGGCGGCGTTGGTGCCACAGCTACTGCTGTTCTAACTGGGGGCGTAATCACTTCCATTAACGTCACTAACCCCGGAACAGGTTACATCAGCGCTCCTTCTGTTACGGTCCTAGGCGGCGGCGGAAGCGGTGCTCAGCTGACTGCAATCGTTGAAGCGATTTTTGTTGTGGGTACTAACAGACTAGCCCACATCTTTACACCAATCATTCCAGCTGGTGTTCTTCCAGACACTGAGTTGACAGCCACTCTGAGACCTACAAGTACTGGTTACCAAATAGGACAGGAGTCAAACATTAGGCTAAACTCCAATAACGTGATTCCTGGCAACAACTGGATCGTGTCTCCAGAGAACCAAGAAGAAAGAATGTTTGGGCAGACAGCAACTGATATCAATATCAGGATGACGTCAACAAACAGAAACACCTCTCCTTTCGTGGCCGTTAGAGAACAGCAAGTTCTGGAGACTGTATCTTACGTTATCAACAACCAAGATGGTGAGACCATTGAGGCTCAGGACTCAACAGGCACGATCCAATCCATTCTAGTGACGAATCCTGGATCTGGTTACTCTACGGCTCCTACTGTGGTCATTACTGGTTCGGGTAGCGGCGCAACAGCTACCGCCACTGTTGCGGGCGGTGTAGTGACTGGGATCACAGTCAACACCCCAGGTTCTGGATTCAGGGAAGTCCCATTTGTTCAACTAATCGGTGGTGGTGGAAGCGGTGCTGCTGCTCAGGCACAGATGTCTGAGTTCAACACCGAACTCCTACCAAGCGGAGGTTCTGCACTTTCAAAGTACATCTCAAAACCAGTCACTTTGGCTAGTGTTTCCAAGGGAGCTAGGGTCTTTGTAAGCGCATATTCCAGAAGGGAATGTAGCTTCGAAGTCTACTTCAGATCTTCTCTATCTGGCTCTGGTCAAACACATAGGGAACTAGAGTGGAAACTTATGAGCTGCCCTGTGGAGAGAAACCTTTCAGTTAGGGAAAACGAATACCTGGACTATGAGTTCAGCATCGACAACCTACCACCCTTTGACGTATATGACATCAAGATAGTTCTAAGAACTCAGGACCCCTCAATTGTACCTGTTCTTGATAACTACAGAGTGATTATACTAGCAACATGATACCCATAGTCAACAAAGACGGGCAGGAACTGCCCGGTCATTTTCGCTCTCCCAATGGTGGTATTGTCGTAAAGAATGATGCCCAACTCTCGAGGATGAGAGCAGAGCAAGAAAGAGCCAGCAGACTCGAAAAACTTGAAGAAGATGTTGGTTCCATAAAGAAAATGCTACAGCAAATCATAAATACGATAGACAACAAGGATTAACATGGCTTTCATCACCTATCGAGTTTCCCTAAACCCTACGCTCCCAGGGTCCGACACCCTAAAGGGTTCTTTCTTGACTGGGGCTGAGATTGATGCCAACTTCAAAGGTCTGGCAAACGATACTTCCACTCTATTCTCCAGACAGATTATTTCTGGTGCCGGGCTTACGGGCGGCGGTAACCTGACAGCAAACAGAACTCTCTCCCTTGCAGACTCCGGCGTATCTGCAGGTACATACACCAAGGTTACAGTTGACCAATACGGTAGAGCAACTGCTGGTCAACAATTGGCAGCAGCAGATGTACCTATTCCTGTTCTATCTAACGATACAACCACAAACGCCAACACTTTCTTCCCTGTACTCTCGAACAACCAGACTACAGGTGTTATGCAGACGGCTAGAGTTTCAAGCACTAAGCTGTTCTACAACCCATCAACAGGAACTCTTACATCAACAGTGGTTGTTCAATCTTCTGATGCCACGCTCAAGGAAAACATCAATACAGTTCCTAGAGCTCTGGATGTTGTGAAAAACCTAAGGGGTGTATCCTTTAACTGGAAAGATACCGGCACCAAGTCCTATGGTGTCATCGCTCAAGAGCTCAAGACTGTTCTTCCTGATCTCGTTGTAGGTGAAAAGGATGGTGACCTTACTGTGAACTATTCAGGTATCATAGCTGTCCTCATCGAAGCCATCAAAGAGCTCGAAGCAAAAGTGGCAAGACTAGAAGAGTAATACATGACCACCATAGTATTGGATGGTGTGCCGCCAGGCTCGTCTATCCCTGGTGGTTCTACTGTCGTAACAGGCCCTGTTGTTGACCCAGATGTGGTTGTGGTGGTTAACCCACCTGATGCCTCTCTGGGTAACATCACGAATAACGTACCTAGTGGAACAGTTCAACTAGACAGAGCAGAAGCAGAAAGACTTGCCGACCTAAGGGATGTTGATCTAGTAGCTCTGGATGACGGAAGTTTCTTAAGATACAACGAAAGCACCCAAAGATGGGAGGCAGTGAACACCATCTCAATAGGTGGTTCTGTTCCCAATCTAGACGGTATAGATACAGACAGAATAATAGGTAGAATTTCACCAGGGGTTGGGTTGAGCGAAGAACTCACTCCTGCTCAAGTTACAACGATGCTTCTATCTGGAGACCCAGATAATAGATTGACATCCGGAACAGACGGCAAACTCTTCAACCCAGAACTCCTTGTGGACCCCCTGGCTTATTACATTTTAGCAAAGGCGTAAGAAATGACACTTGAACTTAGGTTAGTAGCTCTTGCTACAGCCATCGGTGAGGACATTAAGAACCTAACAATAGCCATAGGTAATCTTCCTTCACTCAACACAACCACAAAGACGAACCTAGTTGCTGCAATCAACGAAGTTCTTGGTAACCAGGGTAGTCTGGCTCTTCTTAACACGGATTCACAAACAAGCCTAGTTGCTGCAATCAACGAGCTCGAAGGCGAAATTGGGGAGCTCGAAGATCTAGATACTTCCACTAAAACTAACCTCGTTGCTGCAATCAACGAGCTCAAATCCGCTATTGACACATTGTCTGCTGGTGCGGCGGGTGTTTACACTAATGCAACACCCGTTCCTACAACACTTGGTGGCATAGCCGCAGGTACGACATTCCTAGACAGAACATGGCAGCAAATGTTCACGGATCTATTGTACCCATATCAGGCTCCCTCCTTTAGTGCTTTCTCCTTTACGGGCTATACAGCTACACTTGAAATAGGTCAAACCACCCCAGCAAACCCCAACTACACTTGGAGTACAACAAACGCCTCCAACATACAACCAAACAGCATTGAAATTCAGTTCCCTGTAGGCACTGCTGTTCATACTGGGCTAGCAAATACGGGCTCATTTGCTGGTACACTTCTCGCACAGACAAGAAACGCTGCAGACGGTCCAGGAACTAGAGTTTGGAGAATCAGAGCAACCAACACCCAAACAAACGCATTCCAGAGAGACCTTACAGTTGAATGGAGATGGAGAAGGTATAACGGTAACAGTGCCATTGCCGGTCCATTGACAGAAGCTCAAATTGAAGCTCTAGCTACTTCAACACTAGCGACCTCTGCTTCTGCTACATATACCTTCCCTGCGGCTTCCGGCACATTCAAATACATTGCCGCCCCTCTGTCTTTCCCTCTGCTGACAACATTCAAGGATCAGTCAACAAACTTGGACGTTCCTTTTGAGGCTCCATACACCGTTTCTGTTACCAATGCATTTGGACAAACAACAGACTATAGGGTTTACAGAACAACTAACCAACTCGGCGCAGCGATCAACATCGTAGCTTCCTAAGGACTAAGAAATGGCAACAATTCCAGGATCAGTAAGAGTTGGTGGCTTTATAGCCCCAACCGATTCCCTAGACACATATGCGGTAACGGACGACATCTATGGTCGTGGTGGGTATAGACCCGTTGCTGACATAGCAGAAAGAGACGCAATCACAGCGGATAGAAGAAAAGAAGGTATGTTGGTTAGGACCAACAGTACCGGACAGTTCTGGACTCTCATTGGTGGTATTCTAAATGCGAACTGGACAGAAGTAGAATTTGGTGTTCAAATTGATGACCTAGCTACAGGTTCAACAACGGTAACTTGGTCAGTAAACAGGATCGAAGGATATGTTTCTGGTCGCATAGATACATTGATAGGTGGAGCGGGCGCCGCTCTAGACACTCTGGAAGAACTCGCAAACGCCCTGGGTAATGACCCTAGCTTTGCAACTACCATTGCAACATCAATAGCAAACAGAGTTAGGTTTGATGCTCCCCAATCTCTGACACCTACGCAACAGCTTCAGGCTTGCACTAATATTGGTGTAGGTGACTATGATAGAAACCTCGTTACTGTTTACGAAACTGCTAAACTATGACTCTTGAAAGTAGGCTGGTTGATTTTGCCCAGGCGGTTGGTGCTGATATAAAGAACATCAGCACTGTTCTGCAGGGAACCAAACAAATAACCATCTCGCCTACAGCACCTATAGCGCCGTCTAACGGTGACTTATGGCTGGACTCTACAGATCTCTCCATAAGTATATTCTACAACGACGGTGATTCTTCTCAGTGGGTTGTTCTAACAGGTTCCCAGGCTCCTTCAGATACCATAGAGGAAACCAACCCTACTTTCACCTACTCCGGTGGGTTGGTTTCCAGAATAGACTATGCATCTGGTAATTACAAAACCTTTACCTATACAGCAGGCGTGTTATCTGAAACTCAATACTTCAGATTAGGTAAGAGTACAATAACCAAAACTTTCCTGTATAATCCTGACGGAACACTAGCTTCTGTCACTCAAACTGAACTCTAATGGCGACAATCACATCTTTTCAATCTGGATTGGCTTCAGACCCTGCGACTTGGGTTGGTGGGGTGGTGCCTGTTGAGGGTGACAAGGTCATTATAGAACCTTGGTGTGATGTTATCCTAGACGGGCATTACACATGGGGAGATGGAGCAAGCTTCGGCTCAACGTTTGGTAACTCATCAATCAACCTCGGTGGTAAATTGATAGCTAGCAGAACTGTTTCTAGTTCCTTAACTATCAGGGGTGTTATGGGTCTATATCAGAACTCCGGCTTAGACCCTGTTATTGATTTTGGAAATGAACAGGACCCAATACCTGACGGCATAACTTTTGAGCTCATACTTAACAAAAGGGATACCGCCGGCGATTTAAGATCTATCTCATCAAACCAATCTTCTGCCAACGGATCTTTAACCATTACCATGGCGGGAGCAAACATAAGAGAGAGAAACTGCACTCTTCTAGAAACCGCCGAAGCGGGCGCATCTTCAATAAGGCTTTCTACATCCACTCATGGTTGGCGCCCTGGGGATGTTGTGTGGCTGGTGCCAGCGCATGGGTCCGGAACAGGCCTTCTTACTGGATTTGACTTTTCGGATAAAATGGTTATAGACGCCGTGGCGGGAGACATCATAACCTTCACCACACCTTTGACTTATAGACACATAGCCAACTCAAG